AGATTATCGAAATCAAAATCGCATAGTGTTAGGTGGTCCTCAAAATGCAACTACTATAGTTAAAAGATACTTTGAACGAGCTTTTCCTAAAGTACCCATTATTAAAACTAGTAGCACAATAGCCGAAATGATCAAATATGTAACTAACACATTTTTAGCAACAAAAGTTTCATTTGCAAATGAAATGTATCAGATATGCGATGCATTAGATATCGATTATGATAAAGTAATTGAATATGCTCGATATGATAACCGTCTAGGTAATACACATTGGTCCGTTCCCGGCCATGATGGCGATTTTGGTTTTGGTGGTCATTGTTTTCCAAAAGACATAGCGGCATTAGCATATCTTGCAAATCAGCTTAGAGTTGATAGAACAATGTTAGTTGCTGCTATGACAAAAAATGTTTTAGTACGAACTGACTTGGATTGGACTAGACAAAAAGGACGCGCGGTTTCGGATGATTAAATTTGTGTTACTGATATTTATACTTGAAGTATAAGAAAGTAGCTACATGAAAAATTTTATCAAAGAAATGTTCACCGGGGGTGACACCTCAATTAAACGAGTTATTGCATTTATTGGATTCATATTTATTTCTGTTACCATGTTATTAAATTCATATTCACATGAATCAATTAAACCGTCTGCAGATCTAGTTGATGCCGTTAAAACCATTGTGATTATTTGTATTGCCGGCAATGTAGCTGAAAAGTTTTTATCAAAAAATAAATAATGATTAAAACTATATCGGATCCATTGCAATGAAAAATCTATCAAAAGAAGAGTTATTAAGTAGAATTGAAGCTATTAATAGGAGTAATGCTCTTATTTACTTTGACCTTAATGGAGTCATATTAGGGGCTAATGACATTTTCTTAGAAACAATGGGATATGGTAAAGGTAACCACGCTGACATCATTGGCAAAAAGCATAGCATTTTTGTATGTGAAGATTATTCAAAGTCATATGAATATGAAAAGTTTTGGGATATTTTAAGAAGCGGTAAGTACTATCAAGGTGAGTTTGAAAGACGCCGAAAAGATGGAAGTCTTATCAATCTACAGGCAACGTATAATCCTATTTTTGATGAAGACAACAAGATCACCAAGATAATGAAAGTTGCTACTGATATTAGTGCAATTGTCAATAGCAAGAAACAAATAGACGCAATCAACAGAAGCACGGCTCTAATTAGCTTTAACATTGATGGATTCATAACAGATGTAAACTCTATATTCTTAGAAACAATGGGATATAAGGCCAATGAAAAAGATAAAGTAGTTGGTAAGCATCATAGTGTTTTTGTTAGTTATGAGTATTCAAAGTCTGATGAGTATGTTAAGTTTTGGGAAAGTCTAAGAAAGGGTAAGTACTTTGATGGAATATTTGAAAGAAAAAAAGTAGATGGCTCTACTGTATACTTGCAAGCATCTTACAACCCAGTATTTGACAGCAAAGGCAATATCACTGATGTAGTTAAGATTGCAACTGATGTCACTGATGCTGTAAATAACAAGAAAAAAATAGATGACCTTTCAAAAAATTTGCAAATAGAACTGGATAACTCTCAAAAACTTAAGACTGCAATCGAGCTAGAAAAAGATGCAGCCCTGAATGACTTAGATGTGATGATGAAGAAGAGTCAGAGTGAGCTAATAAAGATCATTGTTAAAGTTGCATTAGCTGTCATAGTTGGAGTAGGAGTTGTAACAACAACATTATACTGGATGGCTATTATAACAAATCAAGATACTCAGATCATTGGATCAACATGGAGTAATATGTTTAGTGTATTATTAACAAATGCCTTTTCAATAGTTGGTACAATTATGGGTATCAAGTATGCAACCCAAGAAGGCGGTAAACAAAAAAAATAAAAATATGAAAATTACAAAAACAGGAACAGCTGGAATTGAAATTATTAAATCAATGGAAGGATTCCGTAGTGCACCTTATAAGTGCCCAGCAGGAATTCCTACTATCGGATATGGCGCAACTTTTTATCCAAACGGTACAAAAGTAACAATGTCCGATACTCCAATCACTGAAGTCCATGGCACAGACTTATTGCGGAGCATGTTGGTAAGTTTTGAGCGGTATGTAGATAGCTACTGTGTAGATAGCATCAATCAGAACCAATTTGATGCATTGGTTTCTTTTGCTTATAACCTAGGCCCAGCAAATCTTAAGTCATCAACCCTATTGAAAAAAGTTAATGCTAATCCAGAAGACGAAACTATTCGTGCTGAGTTCATGAAGTGGACAAAGGCAGGAGGTCGTGTGTTACGCGGTCTTGTTCGTCGACGTGAAGCAGAAGCAAATTTATATTTTAAGAAAGATTAATCATGCAATTAAGCAAAAATTTAATGTTAGCAGAAGTAACAAGATCAGAAACTGCTAAACGTAAAGGCATCAGCAATATGCCAACACCAGAACATATTGAAAACTTTAAACTGTTAGCAGAAAAAGTGTTCCAACCAATCAGAGAACATTTTGGTAAGCCAATCATCATTTCATCTGGATATCGTAGCAAAGAGTTAAACACTGCAATTGGAGGAGCATTGAGCTCACAACATTGTCAAGGTGAAGCTATTGATATTGATATGGATGGAACGGATATTACCAATGCACAAGTATTCAACTACATCAAAGACAATTTAGAATTCGACCAACTTATTTGGGAATTTGGTACAGATACGAATCCAGATTGGGTACACGTATCATATGAGTCCACAGGAAAGCAACGCAAACAAATACTTCGCGCTGTGAAAAAAGGTGGAGCAACATCATATAAACCTTACTAAAAAATTCAGATAACATGAAAACAACCGCTCTAGCAATTACATTATCCACAACGACTGTGATATCATTTATTTGTTCGTATTTCTTTAATCTGTCGATGGATCATTATGAACAGTATCTTGCATTAATTGCTGTGATATTTGTTGATGGGTTCTTTGGTGTAATTGCTGGAATAAAGCGCGAAGGATTTCAAACACGTAAAGCAATCAAAGTACTTCGTACGGCAGCAACATGGATTTTAATTTTAACAGTGTTGCTGTCTGTAGAAAAAGGGTTTCGTGGCACAGATTGGTTGAGTGAAACCATACTAATACCATTTCTTCTGTTTCAAATTATAAGTGCACTTAAAAATGCGTCTATGGCAGGATTCATTCATGCAAAAGCATTGAATCGAATCTTAGATGCATTAGACAGCCACAAAGGCGATCGAGAGTCTTAAATGTACCATTCCGGCGGCATAGTAATGATTGTGGGAGTGATGATGTCACTCGTATTTATTGCTGGTTTGGTTTGGTATGTTAATCGACACATTGGCGAAAAATTAAAAACAAAAGCATGGCTTACGCGTTATGTTGCATTGCTATTAGCAGCACTGGTTGGATTATTCATAGTAGATAAAGTTGTCAGTTTTAAAACCAAACTGCTTACAGATGAAATGAGTAACGGGTTGTTTGAACTTATCAAAAACATTGTGTTGGTGATATTCGGATATGAGTTTGGAGGCAACATGAAATCCAAAGATGAGCCCGAATAACTTTGGTTGTACATGTATTTTTCATATAATAAAGTATGAACTATAAATACATACTATTTTCCATATTAATTTTCTTGTTAGGTCAAAGCGTTGTGTGGGTACAAACTAATGGACCACTGATATGGCCATGGGCTAAAACATACCGATGGGCACTTATGTTGTTAGGAGTTCCTATCACTTGGATGTTTATGGAAGCAACCCGGTTTGCTGTAGAAGGATTTAACGGTGTGTTCTGGCCAGGACGATTCGTTTCATTTGTTAGTGGAATTACCATATTTGCTATTATGACCTGGGTGTTCCGGGATGAAGCAATCAACATGAAAACTCTGGTGTCATTGGCATTAGCATTCATACTAATTTTAGTGCAGCTCTTTTGGAAATGATGATATTTATTATAGATGATAAATGAATACCAAACACAGAGCACATTGAATCCAAAACTTTGGGAAGGTGACAAACTGCACCCGAAGCTTCGTGTTGGGTTCATGAAAATTGCAAAAGCATTTTATGATTTTTTAGAAGTACAATGTGATATTGAAGATGTTATCATTATTGGTAGTAGTGCCAATTACAATTGGACTAAGCACAGTGATATAGATTTGCATGTTGTTATTAACTATCTCAAAGTAGGCGACAATATGCATATCGTTAAAAATTATATGCATGCCAAAAAAAGCATATGGAACAATACTCATCCATTAAAATTTAAAGGAATGAACATTGAACTGTATGCTCAGGATTCAAATGATAATCTGCATTCATCAGTTGGAATATATTCCGTAATGCGAGGCAAATGGATCCATAAACCAAATGCGGATATGGTTTCAATTGATGATACTGCAATACAACAAAAAGCAGATCCATATGAGTATGAAATTGATTCGCTCAAAGAAACAGATCCGCATATCGAACAAAAAATTAAAAGTATCACACAACGATTACGACATTTACGGCAAGCAGGTTTAGATGCAGATGGTGAGTACTCAGTTGAGAATATGGCATACAAACATCTTCGCAACAAAGGATTTATCGAACGTTTAAAACGGTTGGAACAAAAGGTTACAATGGGTAGTCTTAAGATAGAAACTGCATTAAACGAAATAAATATGGCTGACACATACAACAAAGCCCGAGATAAAGTAAAAAACTTTGTTGCAGC